ACCGTGCCTGAGCGTGCATACATCGCGGGATACTTCGATGGTGAGGGCTCCGTTGGCCTATATCCGAAGAAGTCTGGATTTGCACTGAAAGTTACCATCGCACAGCGCAAGCCAGAAGTTTTGCTATGGCTGCACGGGATATTCGGTGGCGCATTTGTCACTGTCGAGCGTATCACACGGGGCGACACATACTACGAGCTACGACTTGAGGGGCGTGTAGCTGCATTGCCACTGCTCAGGACAATTGCGCCATATGTGCGCGAGAAGAAGGAGCAGATCGATCTGGTAATCGACCACTACAGCAACATAGAGGATAAGACGTTGGAAGATAAGAACAACGTCGTAACTCTACTCAAGGAGATGAAAAGGTCATGAGTGAACACAGAGAAGCGATCGCGCAGGCACGTGCAGCACGGCGTGAAGAGTTGGCTGCTGCACACAAGGCTGCTGTTGAAGCGCAAACTGTAGAGCCTGCACCGTTCGAGGATGTGGGCTACGACGAAACGCAGTCGCATCAGGAAGAGGTTGTTGCAGGCACAGTCGAGCATGAGCGTCTGCTGAACACGTATCCGAATGCAACGTCATATGCAGGCGATGTGAATGTTGTTGTGCCTGAGCCACCGCCACCGGAAGAGCCTCCGCCGCCACCACCAGAGGAACCTATCTGATGCCAACATCCAATGTTGACTTCAAGCCTGCGTTCCAAGCTGAGAAGGTGCATGGCAACTTCACACGCATGGTGATGCACATCGAGGAGGATGTGCGCAAGGTTGGTCCACTCGGGAATAAGGAAGTCATCACACGCAAGCTCGTGCCGAAGCAGGAAGTGTTCCATGACGGATACATGATCTACTTCCCGCAAGGCCACAGCATGTTTGTGGCGTGTGATGATGAGGAGCAACTGTCACGCATCGGTGTGCTGGAACAACCACGGCTCGTAGATATGAACTCTGGTGAAGAAGTGCCGAACGATATCGCACTGACACCGAAGGAGATCGTAGAGCGAGCACAACACAACAGGCCACGTGCCCGACAGACGGGTGGGTTGGCTACGCTCAGTGGCGAGGAGATTGAGTAATGCCTAACATCATGGCTATCGGCACGAACTTCCCGCGCCGGATCAACACGTATGTGCCTGCGATGGCATACAGTGCTGATGTGAACTACAACGGTGAGACGCGTGTCAACTTCGGTGCACCGCTGGCTGCGAATGCAACACAGCTTCTGAATGCGGGCAGCATTGCAACAGGCACACAGGTTGACCTGAGTGGTGTAGCTGCGATTGCTGATCCGTTCGGCCGTAACATCGTAGTTGTGGCTGGTGCTGCAAACGCGACGCCAGTTGTGGTGTATGGCTGGGACTACCTCGGTCAACCGATTGCGGAGAGCCTGACGCTGAACGGCACGACACCGGTGGTTGGGAACAAGTGCTTCAAGTCGCTCAACTACATGACGTATACGGCTGCGGCAACGACGGTGAGTATCGGCACTGGTGTCAAGTTGGGACTGCCATATAAGGCACTGCGTGCAGTGTATGAGATCGCCAACGGTGTCGTGGCTGCTGCTGGCACGTTGCAGGCACCCAGCTTGGTCGATCCGCAGACGAACGTCACACTCGATCCACGTGGCGCATACACGACCACCACCACGATGAATGGTGCCAATATCATCAGTGGCGTGTTCAACATGGCGAATGATGTGAACACTGCGAACAACGGTGGTCTGCACGGTATCCGGCAAGCTGCTGCTTAGCGGACGGTCGAACTTGTCGGGTGTTGGGCGCCATGCACAATCGGCTATGTGCATGGCGTCCTTCTAAGGAGTAGTCGATGCCAGCACTAGTCGGTGACATCGTGAATGCGGTCATCAACGAGTTGTCGCAGGTGCCTGGCATCGCTACACAGGTGTATGCCAGCGGCAGGATACAGCAGCATGTGCAGGATGCACTGTTGTTGGAGTTAGAAGAGATGTGGTGGCCCGACTACATGTGTTATCTTGGGCCGATTCCACTCGATGGCACGACTGGTAGCTTGACGCAGGACCTCATTGGTCCGCTAGCTATGATTACTGAGTATCATGACATCGCAGCGGTGTATCGTGATGGCACGAACAGGAAGCTGCGTGAGATACCACAGAGCGTCAATCCGTTGTCAATGAACTTCGGACTGAGCACACACTACTTGGCTCCTGACTACACGACGCCAGGACGACCATTTAAGGTCTATCCGCTTGACAGCACCATTGGTGTTGTAGTGTGGGCACGACAGCGACCGAGATTACCACTGAACCTCGATGATAGGATATATCTGGACGGGTTGCTACTGCAATACGATGCATGCTGGATGTATTGTGTGGATGATGGCACAATCCCAGCACAGGTCAACAAGTTCCAGGTGTTGGCACAGAACCGCAGGCGCATGATCAAGGCTGCATTCGCACAACATCCAATCCAACTCGATCCCAGGTATCCGAGTGAGATGGATGTGGATAGTGGCTACTTCGTGTTGGATGCGGACCCACTGGCGTGAGTGTTACGTTCACACGTGGTGAAAATCCACTGCGCGCTGACAAACTGAACCAAGCGTTCAGTGAGCGTGTGTCACGTGGTGGCGACACGATGCAGGGACCGCTGTATCTGCGCGGTGATCCGAAGGTGTTCAACGAGGCTGCTACGAAGCAGTATGTTGATGCATATAATTCGGTAGGCCCCGCTGGACCGCCAGGACCACCCGGCGCACCTGGACCAAAGGGAGATACCGGAGCACAAGGTAACATTGGACCAACAGGACCAACTGGCCCACAAGGTGCAACAGGCGCAACAGGTGCGACAGGTGCAGCATCAACCGTTCCCGGTCCTGCTGGTCCAACTGGTGCTACAGGTCCACAAGGTGCAACAGGTGCACAAGGCGCACCAGGAGCACAAGGTAACACAGGACCACAGGGACCGCAGGGTGCGACTGGTGCAACTGGTGCTGCATCTACTGTGCCCGGCCCTACCGGACCACAGGGTGCTACAGGTCCACAAGGACCGATTGGTAACACTGGTGCTACAGGACCAACAGGTGCACAGGGTGTAAAGGGTGATACCGGAGATACTGGTCCACAAGGCAGTGTTGGTGCAACAGGTCCACAAGGTCCGATAGGCAATACAGGACCACAAGGCGCAACAGGCCCACAAGGACCTGCGGGCACAGTTACAATCAGCGACACACTACCCACAATCAGCAATGGTGCGATGTGGTTTGACAGTGTGGGGACACAGCTATACATTGGCTACAACGACGGAAACTCGATGCAGTGGGTGCCTACTTCCAATATCAACCCGACGAGTGGCTCGATAACCTATAGTCAGCTACCTCCCGAAGTGCAGCAATTGCCGATTGCATTCCCGTTCGCGGGTAAGCCCGCAACTGGTGCGATTGTGAATGTGCCGATGGCATTCGCAATGACTGTGCCTGCTGCATTGGCTGGCAGTGTGGTGTATGACACCACGAAGACCACATCGAACGCAGTGTTCACAGTGAACAAGATCAGTGGTGGTAGCACAACTGTACTGGGCACGGTGACGATTACCAGTACCAGCAACACCAGTGCGACCTTAGCTGGTAGCGGTGGCTCGTTAGCAGTGGGTGATGTGTTGCAGGTTGTTGCACCGACACAAGACGCCACACTTGCTGATCTCGGCATCACTGTGCTCTGTGCGAGGGTGTGATGCCAACCATCCTTCAAGTTCACTGCGACGGCACAAACGGTTCGACTACATTCACTGATACGTCACCGAGTGCGCATGTGCTTACGCCGACATTTGTCACTGTCTCAACCAGTGGTCCGAAGTTTGGCACTGGTGCTGCACTATACCAATTCGGCACCACTGCTGGAACAATTAACACAGGCAGTGCATCAGATTTCTGGTTTGATGCAGCACCATTCACGATCGAGGCATGGTGCTATCCGACTTCTGCGGGTGGTGGTGATGGTTACAATCCGATCTTGGCAGAATGGGACTCAGTTCTCGGCAACGTAAGTTTCTTCTTCAACGTGTTCCCGCAGATCATGTTCTTCTGGAGTACTGACGGGACAAATTACAGCCTCATCCAAGGTCCATCCCCACCAGCCTTGAATACGTGGACTCATGTTGCAGTTGATCGTGATGCATCCAATACAGTGCGGATTTATGCCAACGGTGTAGTAGCTGCTTCTGGNACGATTACTGGNNCNCTCTANCACTCGACAAACCANTGCCANATAGGCAATGATGCTGGNCTAAATCGTGNATTCCCTGGAATGCTTGACGAAATTCGCGTTGTCAAGGGCACTGCCATGTATGGTGGTGCGTTCACACCACCAACTGCGCCATTCCCTGATTTCGCCACTACTAGTGCACGTGTCGTGGTTATGGCATAGGAAGCAGCGATGGCAGTCACGCCGTTCCTCAAGTTGCAGTTGCCGCCATTTGACTCGATCCCGTGGGATCAGGCCGTCAATGGCAACATGACCACGATCGATGCGTTCATCGCGAGCTACATGGCTGTGCCCAACTACACGGGTCAGTGGGTGAATGCCACACAGTATCTATCAGGGCAGACCGCACTCGATAGCAGCAATGCCACGATTTATCAGGCACGTGTGACACACACGAGTTCACCATTGCCTACGACGTTTGCACAAGACCGTGCAACGTATTCAGGCTATTGGCTGGCGACATCCAATGTGTCCAGTCCTATCGTGGTGATCACGATCAGTGATGTTCAACCGGTCAACTCCAAGACTGGCGACCTGTGGTTCGACAGTGTGGGAACGCAATTGTATATCAGATACAACGATGGCAACTCGACACAATGGGTTGTCGTTGCTAACACGGGCACCATCGGTGATGCACCGGTTGATGGACACACCTATGCACGCCGCAATGGTGCATGGGTCCAGATCGCATAGGAGCGCGACGTGGCATTCGATTTTCCCAATACACCGAGCACAGGTCAGCGTGTCACGGGTGCAGGTGGTATTGTATACGTATGGGACGGTGTGAAGTGGACCAGCAGTGTCGGGAATCTCACTGTGCAATCGATGGGAGATATTGGTCGCAACCTGCTGCACAACCCGCTGTTCAATGTGGCACAGCGTGGCGCAGGGGGATTCACGGCAAACGCTGCCTACACCGCCGATCGCTGGCAAATNGTATTCTCTGGTGGAAGTAGCACAGTTGCACTCGGTGCAATGCCAGACGGCAGTCGAACGCAGATCGGTGATGAGGCCGCGACGACCTATCTCAACNACAATTTNGCNGGCACAGNNGGTGCTAGTGACTACAACTTCTTGCAGCAACCCATCGAAGGTGTGCGCCGACTAGCGGGCAAGACGGTCACTCTGTCCCTCTATGCTAATGCTGGATCAGGCACACCCAAGCTCGGCGCAAGCATAGTGCAGATTTTTGGCACTGGCGGTTCACCATCGGCGGCGGTGACGGTAAATGGCCAGCCGGCGTTTACGTTATCAACGTCGTGGCAACGCTACTCAATGACATTCACCTTGCCGTCAAGCGCAGGGAAAACGTTAGGAACTGCCGGTAACGATAGCACAACGCTGCGGCTGTGGTTCTCTGCCGGGTCAAATACTGCAGTAGAGAGTGGCAATGTCGGCGTGCAGACCGCAAGCATCTCGCTATGGGGCATCCAGCTAGAGATTGGATCGGTGGCAACGCCGTTGGAGAAGCCCGATCTGCGCTATGATCTGGCGAATTGCCAGCGATTTTATCATGTCGGTTCATTCGCTTGGCAGGGTTACTCACCAGCTACCGCTATAAGTGTGGGAAGCTCTTGGACATTCCCCGTTGCCATGCGAGCGATACCGACGATGGTAGTGACAGCGGATAGTGTCTCAACCGGCATGGGAGCACGAACATTGCTGGCGGATAACGCCATGTTCGGACGGCCCAATGCGGTTTCGGGCGCGAACGGTGGTTGGGCGTGGCTTGGCACCTATTCTGCATCGGCCGATCTCTGAGGCGGAGGTAAAGTAGTGTATCTCTCCAAGACCAGTGGCAACCTGAACCCACGCGGTCAACAGCCGCAGTCGAACTTGCAAATCTCGACCGTGAGATCGTTCGAGGGCGGATTGAACGTCACCGACACTGATCTGAATATGTCACCGAAGTATTCTAAGGTGTTGGACAACCTTGAGCGTGCGATTGATGGCTCGCTCAGTATCCGTCCAGGCACACGGCTGCGGTCCAACCAGTTGACTGACACCAGCGACATCATCAACTGCTACTACTTCAACAACACCGTGGTGACGGTGCAGTATAGTGGTGAGTTCAGTTTGGTCCGTGGTGATGGTGTGGTTACACGACTGCTGATCACTGGTGCGAGGCCATGGGCAGCAGGTAGCGTTGAAGTCAACTTCACAATCTTCAACAATGACCTGATCATCTGCAACGGTCGCGACAAGCCGGTGATCATCAGTGGTAATCCAACCAACCCGAACTACATGCAAGCGCAGTATCTCGTTGATCTCGCCACGCTGTCGAATGTCAACACGCCCATCGGCAAGTATGTGATTGCTCATGCACAGTATACCGTGATCGCTGGTGTGCCGACCAACCCGAGCAGCATCTACATCAGTGCACGTGGAACGAGTGGGACATACTTTGGCGATCCGGCACCGAACGACGCTGTTGTTCTTGATCTTGGCCCTCGTGTGTCTCTCGGCAGCAGTATTATCACGGGGATGGTGGCCTATCGTGACAAGCTCCTGGTTACATTCGAGCGGGGAGTGTTACCGCTTAACCTTGGCATCTATACCGGATCGCCTAGCGTGCACACTCCTTCCGACGACGGGTTCATCGAAGAGTATGGGTGTCTCACGCACCGCTCGCTCGTCTCAGTGGGAGACGATACATTCTACTGCGACAATGTGGGAGTGAATTCGATCACGCGCGTGACGATGTTCAACACGCTGCGACCGATACGCGCCAGTCACCTGATCGATCCACTGACGACTGCCATGATCCAGCCACTGACGCAAGCACAGATCAGCAAGTATGTGTTCGCAGTCTATGATCTGCGCAACTTCCGCTACATGCTGTTCGTGCCATCATTCGCTGCTGATGGTGTGACGGTGACGGAGACGATCTGCTTCAGTTACACCAACATCCCAGGCTTGAAGATACAGGCGTGGGCGCGACTACGTGGATGGAAATGGCAGGCTGCGTGTCGCACTGCGTTGCAGAACATCATCTTCGCACAGGGGAACAAGCTCTACTCGTATGACTTCGACAACCCGACCGTCAATGCTGATTGGCTTGCTGATCCTGCGATCAACAGTGGCAATGGTGCACCGATCACCTTCGAGTGGGAACTGCCATGGGCCGACTTCAAGCGTCGCATGGATGTCAAGCAGACGCGCTACATTGCCATGGATACGCAGGGTGATGCGGAGTTCACATGTCAGGCGTTTGTAGACAACATCATCTCTCAGCAAGGCGTCGAACATCCTATGCTCAGCATGACGTTCGTGGGCGGTGGTGCAGGGGGATACGGCAATGTCCCGTATGGCGACGCGCCGTTCGGCGGTGGACGCCGCTCATCGGACGAGCGTCTGTTTGCCTGGACTACGAAATTCAAGCTGATGAAGTTGCAGTTCTTCGGCACGACTAGCAAGAAGCTGAAGTTCATCAGTGTGTCGATAGCATACGTGCATGGTGGGATCAGGCGCTGATGTCCTCCACAGTCCATGCTGAGTGGATCGTGCCCCTGAGCTATGACAACCTTGCGTATGCGGTTGGGTTGGCGAAAGAATTGCATGGACTAGGCACGTATGGTCAACATGGACCTGTGTTCGATTGGGCATACTGCCGACACACGATGATCAGTGTGATGGATGATCCAAACTACTACTTCCGACTGGCACGTGACGCAAGTGGTTATGTCGGTGCGGTGTGCGGCAAGATCGTGACGTTCTACTTCAGCCCCAGACTGATGGGTGTCGAGGATGCGTGGTATGTTCGCGAAGGCACACCGAAGCGTGCGGCGATTGGCATGCGTCTCATGCGTGGCTTTGTTAATTGGTGCCTCGATGACAAGGGCGCTATACTTGTCCAGTCTGGGGACGTGGCTGGTATCCGCACAGTGGCTGTCGATGCACTGTATCGGCACATGGGCTTCACTCGGTTTGGCACTATCTACAAGTATGAGAGGGCAGCGTGATGTTTAGCGAAGGTGGACAGCCGCTGCATGTGCATGTAGCACGTGGTGGTGGGAAAGGTGGAGGTGGTGGTGGTGGTAGTCCACAAGCGTATCAGCCACCGCCACCGGTTGTGCTGACTGATCCTGTCAGTGGTAAATCGTTTGTTGACAAGCCAGCAGGAATAACAGGTGGACGCACAGGCTGGATGCCGATGCCCGGTGGTGGGTATGCATTCATCCCTGCAGATCAGGGATCACAGGGTCCATCTGCGCAGGAGCAGTTGAACGCTGAAATTGATCAGCGAAAGGCCGAAGAGAAGGCAACATCGGATGCAGCCAAAGCTGAGGCAACGACGACTGCTGCGAATAAAGAGTCTACATTCTTAACCAACAGGACTGCTGCATACAAGAATGCGTATGATACTATAATACGCAACTTCCAACAGCAGGGCGCTGATCCAAGTCAATACATAACAAGCGATATCAATCCAGCACTGGAGCGGCAGCTTAGCACAATTCAGGACTTGGACCCGAATCCTGCTGCTGCGTTTTCGCCTGACCTCGGTCAGACAATCATCAACAACATCGTGAGTGGCAAGCGCACACAGGCAACGAATGCACTGAACCAGACATTCACACCGAACTACACGACCAACTTGCTGCCTGACACGACCACAGCGCAGTATGCGAGTGGGCTGGTGAATGAGCAGTTCGATCCACTGATGTCTGGGCTGACGAATGCACAGAAGCGTGGCACACTGACCGGTGCAGGATACAATGCAGCACTCGATGCACTGAACCAGAAGAAAGCTGCTGCCATGAACACGGTGAATACACTGGGTTCTGGTATCCTGTCCACGGATCGCAAGTCACTGGATGACTACATCAGTGGTGCACGCAGCGATGTGAACAACCTGAACCTCACGTCCACCTTCGATCCGAGCACGTATGCTGGTGCGGCTGCAAGTAAGGCGCAAGGCTACCTGGGTGACTTCGGTGGTGCACTGCGTAATGCAGTTGGACAAACGAAGTTCGCTGACCTCAGTGATCTGATTAACGCTGGCGGTGCAGTGCAAGGTGCGACCAACCCGAACGCTGCTAACCCGGCCGGTGGTGCGCAGGGCACGTCACCTGCCTTCACACCAGAGGATACGCTAGCACAACAGAAGCGCGGCCTCGGCAATGTAGGAGCGTTCTAACATGCCCATAGGGTTCATTTACTGGCTGATCATGTTGCTCGCCATCATCTTCTGGATCGGTGGGTATTGGGGACCGTATGCTAGCAGTCCACACTTGCCACGGTTCAACGGTCTGTGGCTGTTTGTGCTGCTGTTCATTCTAGGCTGGGCGGTGTTTGGTTTCGCCATCCAGGGGCCAGGTGTGCGGTGACTGAGCAGCTTGCCAGTGGTTCGGCTATTGCGAAGGCGATGACGGCGCTGCGGGCTGCGGAGGCGCAGTTTACGCGCTACGCTGAGCATCACCACGCGAGGGGTGCCGACGATAAGGCGGCGACTAACTACGGGTATGCGACCATTTGCGGTGACGCCCTGGAGCATCTGAAGCTCTATTTCGAGGAGGCGCCGTGAATCTCCTGCTGCTCCTGGTGATCGTCATTGTGCTGTTTGGCGTCGGTGGCGGCTATTACGGCTATCGCGGTGGATATTATGGGCCGGGTGGCTTCGGCGGCATCGGCATCATCGTGCTGCTGCTGCTGATCGTGTTGCTGTTCGGTGGTGGTAGGATTTGGTGATGATCTTCAGCATCGAACCAGTTGCACAGGCATATTCGCAACTCGATGGACTGCTACAGGACTACTTCGCTCGCACGAAGGCGAAGGAAGGACTGCCACCGCTGCACATGCAGTGGCGCACGTATATCGAGTTGGAGAAGGCTGGTAGCCTGATGGTGCTCACAGCACGTGATGACAAGTGTGAGCTACTCGGGTTCGTGATGTATCACATCTATCAGCACTTGCACCACACTGGTGTGATCAATGCAGCATGCGACATCCTGGCAGTGCGACTGGATCAACGCAACAAGGGCATCGGTCGTGCACTGGTAGAGAATGCCGAACCGCTGCTGCGTAACAGAGGTGTGCAGTTTGTCACGCACCAGTTCAGGACATGCTACGAGGAAGAAGAACCGCTGTTCCCGAAGCTGGGCTATAAACTGATCGAGCAGGGATACCTGAAGGAAATCGCCTGATGGCATGGATCACACCAACGATTGCGGCTGTCGGTGCGATAGCAAATCTCGCTTCGAGTGGGATGCGTGCTGGTCAAACTAATCAGGCGCAACAGCAGGATCAGTCGCTACAGTGGGCAGCACTTAACCAAGCTGCTGCGAACCAGCGCAATCAGGCACTGGTTCAGGCACTGATCAATCAACGCAGTGTCGCAGGCACACAGGATGCGTATGGTGGTGGGACACGGTATGATCCTGCTACCAACACGTGGATCAGCACACAAGGTCAGTTGCCTGAGCGTGCCAACACTGCTGCGATGCAGGCAGCAATCCTGCGCAACACCACTGATCTGCGGCAGGCACAGTTCGCGAATGAACAGGAAGCACTGCGCGCAGCACGTGCAGCACCGTCTGCGGATGCAGCACAGCGTGAGTTGGCTGGCTTCCGACCAATGGGCAGTGATCAACTTGTTGGTCTACTGGATCAACAGGCGACACTCGCCAACAAGGCAGTGTTTGATCCACTGGTTGCGGATACACTGCGCAGCTTCGCACGCACAGGCACCAGTGCGGGACCGGTGTTGGGCCAGATCGGCAGAGATGCAGCGACCAACTTGCGACAGAGCTTGATCGATGCGCAGATCAAGGGCATGACCAGCGTTGATCAAATCAATGAGGCACGTAGACAGGGATTGGAGCAGAGTGCAGGGAATGCGCGGACACTAGCCACGCCGCAATTCCAATACTCCAACGTGAACGCACCAAACGTCGATAACACGATGGCGCAGGTGATGTCGCAGCGTGCCGCGAGTGCAGGTATCGCACCGGTATATGGCATGGCAGGTGCGAACGAAGCATCGAAGCAGTTGAATGCTGCATATGGCGTGGCTGGTAAGAGCATTGCTGATCCGAACTATGGCACGAACGCAATGGCAACGTTGCTCAGCAATATAGGAACGGCAGCAGGTCCAGGTGGCAGTATCTCCAATCTATACAAGGCTGGTAAGGAAGCCGGGTGGTGGGGCAGCGGGACTAGCACCAACCAAGGCGACACAACACCTTCCACTGACCCGTGGTCAGGTAATACCTTGAACACGTATCAGACCGCGTAGGAGCTAGCTATGCCACTCGCTAGTTACAATCCAGGTAATCCAGCAGCCACGGATGCATGGAATATTGAGTCCACACTTGCTCCGCTTGCGGTTGGTGGTAGCCAATCCGAAGCGCAGCAGATGCTGGACATGTATCGGAATGAGCGTCTGGCTCAGAGCAATGTATATGGACAGAACCTGGCACAAGAGCACCAGTTCGCATACGATCAGCTTCGGCAGCAGATGCAGGAAGCATACCTGAAAGCCATCCCTGAGATGAACAAGGCTGGCACACTTGGTATCATGGCATCATCGCCGCTATATTCAGCAGGACTTGCTGGTGCCGATCCTAGCGTTGTGGCTGATACGATCCAGCGGCAACAACAAGCTGAGGATGCGAAGACATTCCAAGCAGGCATGACAGGACTGAACCAGGGATCGCAGGGTGGATATCAGGTCGCTAACCCAAATGCTGTGATCCCTGGACTACCACCGAACGTGCAACTCACGAACAAGGGACCAGCACTGGCACAGGCAGCGACTATACGTGGACAGTATGGACTTGCTGCTGCAAATGCACGTGGAGCGAAGCCCCAACTGACTACCGTATCAAATCAATCAGCACCTGATGCATATGGTAATGTGACCAGCACCAGCACACGTGTGCCGGTGGATCAGGTTGAAGCAGAGCAACAGAGAATAGCAGAGCGGAACCAAAGGATCAGGGATCGCCGTGCAGGGGGCGGTGATGGTAGTGGTGGTGGAAGCGGCTCTACCCTGAAACCCAATCCTGCTGCAAACAAGCCAGCAACCACAGCGCAACCCGCGAATACATCGGCGCAACCAACACCAGTGAAGTTGGATACGAACAGTCGAGTGGGTAGCATGGCGCAAGGCGCTGCTACCATTGCAATAGACAGAGCAACACAGGATGGCAAG